TTAATTATTCTGCTGATTTTCTTCCATCTCGGCTTCTGCTGCCAGTGATTCAATTTTGTCTGCGAATATTGCTGACAGCGTTGCAAATTCAGCATCGGTGACAGCGGGAATTGGAACAAACCTGATCCCGCTGTGTGCAAGCATGTTTGCAGTTTCAAGGCATTTCCTTAAATCTGCTGGTGATGCCCGGTTCATGCTGCACGCTCCCGCCCCTGGTTGTCTGTTGGTGACAGCGGAGCATTGCTGAATGCATTTGTTAATCTGGCAATATCCAACGCGTATCCAGGGTGTAGTTGCACTGCCGGGTCTTCGCACTGATTACCCCAAACATCGAAGCCATGAGACGACTGGCGGGCGAACAGTTCAATGCGAGAAACATCGCCTAACAATTGCACAAGTTTTTCACGAACGACATCTGGTTTTCTTGAATGCTCAAGCCGCGGTGCGGTAAATGACTGAACGATCCCTGCATTAATGCGCGGAGGTAGTTTTCCCTTTACTGCAAACAGGCAATCTTCACTATTGGCGCGAGTCATGTGACCCATACCCATAACCAGTTTATCTGGTTGTCGACTACCACATTTTATCCACGTGAATCCCTTCATGGTCATCAGACGGAATCCCCAGGCTTCAACAACTTTTAGTGCTTCGAGTGGTTGTGTTGGCACCCACCACATGGCCAACAGACAGTTTTCATCGGCCAAATCCCACACAGGAAGGCGGCAGATATCCATCACACTCATAACCGGATATTTAAAACCGGCACCGCGATTACCATCTGCGGCTTTGTCCCGGTATACCCAGGGTGGATCTGCATAGATTAGTGTGTATTTCTTAGTCATAAACCACCCCGCAACATCCTATACCGCTATAGTCGCCACGGCGAAGGCCGTTACCTTTTGTGATACATTGGTCCCTGCGAACCGCGATCCTTGCACGCTCAACATCACCAGAAGCAACATCCATACACTGAAGCCAAAGGTGGGCGGCAATGCGGAACTGCCCTTTTTTCTCTCTTTCAATCGCGCGTTTTTCGATCTCTATCGCCGCAGGAGTAACGGCAACAACCTTTGAAGGGCTGCGCATTGAAACCTTGTTCATGTGATATTTTTCAAGTCGGCTTAACTTTCTCACTTAATCCAACCCTCTCTGAAAATTAATGCCAGCAGATAAAGCCATGCAGAAACAGAGGCCAGGAATAAGTACCATCCTGACCATTTGCTCCAGTGCCTTAGCAGCACACTCATGCCGCGTTGCTCACGGGACGATATACACGTTGCTGAACAGGAGGTTTTTTACCCTGGAACTCTGCCGGGCTTGCTGCCTGACGTTCATCAAGCCAACGCTCAACTTCATCACGGTTCCATGCGCAGCGTTTATCGGTGATATACCAGCGTTTAGGAAATTCCCCTGCGCGCTCCATACGGTCGATAGTGCTCCATGACAGTGGCACCACCGCCAGGAGTTCCTTCTTACCTAATGCACCTTTCATAAATACCTCTCTTGGTTGCAGTGCGGCGCGCGTGGCGCCGCGGTGGTGGTTACATAGATGTTTCGTTTAATTCTTCCCGACGAACGCTGTAAACGTCGGTGGCTTTTGCCAGCAGTTCGTCATCATCTGAAAGTTTTTGTGCAATGTATTTGTAAGCCTTATCCAGTTCGGAGACAGTGCTGTAATTCATCGCTGCGCTGGTAAAGGCCATCAGCATTTCTTCTGGATCACGGCTATCCGCTTTACGCGTTTGCTCATCAGGCTTTTTCGCTGGTTTAGCGTTGATCAGACTGTTCATTCCCGCAGCAGTGGTCGTTTGCGGAGTAATGTCTCGCTCAACGCGCGGTGCCGTTTCCTGTAATTCGTCAGGGGTGTAAACACCGAGAAGTACATCAGGAGCGTGCAGGCGAGCCCATCGTTTCGTGCAAAGATAGGCAAGCTGCTGGCGCGGATCCTGTTCCCACAATGGAGAGTTACGCACTCCGGCTTGCGCCATACTGATGGTAAGCTCACGGGGTTCTGCTTCTCCTTTAAGAACTGCTGACACAGTTACCGTCAGATTCGGTGATTTATCTGTTTTGCCGTTAACATTCGACCAGTCACCGCTCCAGCGATAATTCAGGCGTGTCGCTAGCAGGCTGGAAGAGGATACGACCGCGTTTACCAACTGTGCTTCGTAGCCTAACGTTCCGTTTACCACATGCGTTTTCTGCGCCACGGCGAAAGGATTCATTCCCCACTGTGCCGCCTGCATGGTCACCGCCAGACAATCGGCAGGTTTGCCTTCAAGATGTTTCGGTACAGTCGCTTTGCTTTGTGACATCAACTCCGCGAAACGCACCAGTTGATTCATGCCCTCCGGGCTGAAGATTGCCGCAGCAGTACCTACAGTTGCGCCTGGTTGTGATGTGATTGCGATATCATTGCTCATACGTACATATCCTGTTTACGTGCCCAGTCAGGGCGTTTAATAATTTCCACTCCGCCCCACTCATCGTTGATGCGGCATTCGTGATAGGTATTCAGATCCCGGCGGAACAGAGCGTGCCCGGCATCGACATCCGGCGCATCCAGCTCGAACACGCGTACCGGATACCGACCACAATCAATGCTTTCGCTCACGGCAAGAAAGAAAAAACCATGTGGCTGACCAGTAACCCTCATTGCGCCTTCGCGGTACATTGCGTCCTGCACGTGGTAGCGGAACTCCTCGATGTGGCGTGCAAAACGGTCCATATCTGCAACCTTTTTCACGTCGACGATCACGTTGTGCTCGTTCAGCCATTTGTCTGGACGAATTCGGCACAACTCACCCGTATCTTCATCGTTCCAGTACATTGATGCTTCGCAGTAACCAGGTGCTTCCAACATCCAGCGTGCCGCCGGGTGAGCCATTGCGCTATCACGCATCAGCTCCAGTTTTCGCCACTGCTCTGCATCAAGTACCGAAATCCCCATATCCGCTACATCACGAATAAATGCCTCTTCGTCAGCTTTACCTTGTTTTGTCCGACGATCGAATTTCGGTGAAACGATGAAGCGTTTGTCAAACTCTCCAGGTTCCAGAAGCAGACAGTGCAGAGCAGTACCCATGTCCAGTGCAGACTTCTTCTCTTCGTCTTCCGGAGCAGCCTTCACCCATTTCAGAAGGGCAGGGTTCTTAGCCACCATATCTAGCTGCGACTTACTCACGCCGTCACCGGCGTGGTAGTCCTCGTTGCTGATATCGAAATAAATTCCCGGATTCATGCCGCGTCCCTCTGCCCATCAATCTGATCAGCCAGATCCCAGCGGGCGATAATTGCCATTGCCTCGCGCCGGTAGGCATCCATTAGTTCTTCGAACTCAGGGCTGTCTTTAGCGGCCTCCAGTACTTCCTTGCGAACGCCTTTAACTGTTACAACGTCGAAAGTTGATGCCAGTTGATGAAGCCGGATACTCTCAATCAGTTCAACTTGTCGGTCATATAGCTGTTCTGACAGGCGGTAGTCCTTGTCGAATGCCAGCATGATTTTTTGAAGATTTTTCTGCTGATTAACGTTCATTATCAGCCCTCCCATATCTCGTTATCGTTGGCCACATCGCGAGCTTCTTTGCTGACGAAAGCCCACTTAATGCCTTCCTGTAAGGTGCGGAACTTCCAGCTCATGAATCCGCATGCAGTAACGCAGTACCAACCGTTGATGATTTTCCACTGCATAACTTGTTACCTCGGTCTGTTACCGTTGAGGTAATAATTATGCGTATCTGGTTTGATGTCAATAGATATGAGTTAAAAAAATTACCCGTTAGGTAATCGAATAGGCAATAAAAAAGCCGCCATAAGGCGGCTTACTTACTGAAAAATATGATTTTATTGTTTGTTTTTTTCGTTCTGGTTGATGACAAATTCAATGTAACTTTCGATCTTTGCCTTCTCTGTTTCAGGTAACAATGCGTAGCGCGAGCGGTCATAGTTGATAGTTGCAGGGTCATGCGGATGGATCAGTAGTTCATATCCGTGACGCCCGAATGCAGATGCAACATTCTCCAGGGTGGAAATGGAAACGCTGACCTCATTGTTTAACAGGCGGCTTATTGTCACCTGGGCGACGCCGGATGCGCGGTGAAGTTTTCCCTGAGTTGAAAGGTCGCGGCTTTCACTCATCCAGCGTTCCAGGTTGTGAGCTGCCAGCTGACCAATGTCGCTTGGGCCGACAGGCTGAAAACCTTCCTGAGAAAGCGAGCGATCGATATCAAGCCAGTTACGGGGTTTATTGGCGGCAGCTTCAATTTTTCGCGCAACCTGGTCGCCGATAACCTTCTTGCCAAGAGCCCAGCGGTTTACCAGATTTGCCTGAGTTCCAAGTTTTTCTGCCATCCGCGTCTGAACACCATTGAATTCACGGTCGATCAAGTCGTTGAGATTTTGCCTGCGGACGTCCTGGATACTTTTCATTTTCTGGAAAATCGCCTCATATATGAATCAGTAGATGATTCAATTTAAAGCAATATTACCCAACAGGTAAATGCACCTCATAGGTAACTATCCTTGATTTTTGTTACCTTATGGGTGAATATTTATTATCTGAAATAAATATCAGGCAATAGCTATGAGCGATAACGGACATTTCGATTTCAAAAAGCACTGGCTTGCACTTACTCCGGATGAGCGTGAAGCCTTCGCACAGGAAGCCGGAACGACGAGTCACTATATCCAGACTCACTTAACAGGTAAGCGCAAAATGCCAGGTAAGGTATTGATGAATGGGCTTTTTAAAGCCTGTAAAACAAGACAATGGCTGCGCTCAAAAGCGGAACTGGCATACTTCTTCTACTCATGATATCTGGCAACAACCCTCTGTAGACCGCCATCCGGCGGTCTTTTCATATCTATTCGTACCTCAAAGGTAATAAAAAACCAAATCTGGTTGATCTTTTTTTTGTGTCAGCACAAAATGACCGTAATCCCAATACTAATAACAGGGCTTACCATGGAAATCATTACACGTATTGATGCCGCAAAGCGCGGACTTAAACGCTACTACACCGGAAAAACATGTAAGCACGGACATGACAGTGAACGCTGGGTTTACAACGGACACTGTGTTGAGTGCACCATGGAATCAAACCGTCGTATCAGGGCAGAGATTAAGCAGATCATGATTAATTCCTCCCCACAACATTCAAGCTGATAGCGGAGATTAATCATGAGCAGACATGCAACAGATTGGGCCTGGGAGACAGATCCAGGTAGCTCGTCATTAAAGCTCATACTGCTCTCGATGGCTGACAGAGCCGATGAATATAACCTCTGCTACCCCAGCATAGAACGCCTCGTTAAAGACACTTGCCTGAATAAAAAAACCGTGCAGGCCGGGCTTATATCGCTCATGAAAATGGGGCTTATTTCAGATACCGGAGAGAGAAAGGGAGCGACGAAAAGAGTGCGGGTTTTCTCTCTTAATATAACCAAAAAAGGGAACATTAAAGGCAACCTAGAAGGACGTAATGAACCCGAAAACGGTAATGTTCCCGAAAACGGGAATATACCCAAAAACGGGATGTTGAATGATCCCAAAAACGGGATGTTGAATGATCCCAAAAACGGGATCCAGAACCAGTCATATAACCAGTCATTTAACCAAGAGAGGGAGAGCAGGACAAAAAGCGGGGATTCTGTGCCTCATGACCCCGGAGCAAACAACGCCGTGATGAATAACTTTGTTCCTCCTGGTGGGCCAGGGCAATTAGGAAAATTTGTCATGCATGAACAATGGCAGCCATCAGATGACTTTCTTCGGAAAAGCTCATTGCAGGGGATCTACCTGGACAGTCTGCCAACGGCACAGGAACTTGCAGAGTTCAGAATTTACTGGATGGCTGAGGGTAAGGCATACCATCAGGCACAGTGGGAGCAGAAGCTGGCAAGGCGGCTGCAGATTAGCAGACAGAAGCAATCAACATTACCTGATAACAACGTTCCGCACTGGAACAGCCCTGAAGCATGGGAGGATTTCTTGTGAACAACGTTTTTACCGCGATACAAAACCGTGACGGAGAAGCCCTTTCTCGCATGTCAGGTTATGAGCATCAGTACGTCAACAATGACAATGTGGTGAACATGTCAGCAGAGAGGCTTGTTGATGCCCTTTTCAAACAGCTGAAACAACTGTTTCCGGCGGCAGTGGTAACCAACCTGAAGACGCCAGAGCAGGAAGTCGCTGCAAAACAGCAGTGGATTGCTGCGTTTGCCGAAGGGGGGATCCGAACCCGTGAACAGGTTTCTGCTGGTATGCGCCACGCCCGCGCCAGTGAATCTCCGTTCTGGCCGTCGCCAGGGCAATTCATCAAGTGGTGTAAAGACAGTAAGATGGTTCTTGGCGTCACCATTGACGATGTGATGGCGGAGTTTCACCGGTACAGCAAGGAAAAAAGTTTATATCCTGGTGGTCCCGAAAGATTCCCGTGGCGACATCCGGTTATGTACTGGGTCGTATGTGATACCCGCCGTGCAATGTATCAGCGCCAGCTTAGCGAGATTGAGGTTGAGAAACACGCGCGCAGGCTGCTCGATGATTGGGCGAAAAAGGTGGCTTCCGGACAGCAGATACCCGATCCGGTGATCAGCATACAGGCAAAGCCAGAGCCCATGAGTACACCTCCGGACACAGGGAGAGACGTTTACCATCCACCAGGGCGAAGTTTCGGGTGCATGCCTAACGCCGCCACCCTTGGGGGAATAACACCGGCTCAGTGGCTGATGGAGGAATACAGGCGAGGAAAGGCGGCAGGATTTATCAAGTAATACCAGCGCGATAGCGCATTTTTTTACGCTTCGATAATTACCTGTTGGGTAATAAAATATTCTAAAATCTATTGATTTCGTGTCTTATGTGGTTTTTAATTACCTCAGAGGTAAATCATGAGAAAACAGATACAGGCTCTTGGTCGACTCAAAACAGGTCAGATGAACAAAACAGAATCTGCGTATTGCCAGCACCTTGAGCTGCGTAAACGTGCAGGAGAAATCGTCTGGTATCGATTTGAGGGTATCAAGCTGCGGTTAGCTGACAACACGTTCTATACGCCCGATTTTGCTGTGATGCTCGCCACCGGCGAGATGGAACTGCACGAAGTGAAAGGTTTCTGGACCGACGACGCCAGGGTGAAAACCAAAGTCGCCGCAGATCAGTATCCGTTCCGAATCATCGGGGTAACGGTTAAACCAAAGAAAGCAGGTGGTGGCTGGATCATCGAAGAGTTCTGAATCGACGATCTTTTTAGTTATCAATGTTATCAATAAGTTATGTGGATAAGCGAGGGTAAAGATGGAAAGTAATATCAAAGGGTTAGTTGCCGCCGGGCATGAGATGGCTTCGGAACTGAAAGCAGAATGTGGTGCCGTTGATATGCGTAGTGTGGCAAAGCTGATCAGCGATTTGGCAACGCAACTGGAAGTGCAACTGGTGCGTGCTAATGCGCTGGCGGTGGAGAATGAGCTGGCTCGTAAGGCAGTTCAGGCATTCTGCGATGTTGTTGGCGACAACACCGAGGTTATCTGCGAGGAGGTTGGGAGAGATGGCGTTCTGGTTATCTTGGAGGCCATGAAAGCAACAGGAAATATGCCTGCCACCGATGCTTTCCTGGCTGAAGTACGAGCGCAGGGCGTGGAGATGTTTGCGGAGTGTGCATACACACTTGAACATCATGATCACGCAGTAGCCTTCGCCGCTGAGCTTCGCAAAGGAGGCAACCAGTGAGTAATTCCGCACGGCTACAGCTTGGTTTTTCACCGCTATCAAAAACCATCGTGTTGGCCAAAATGCGCGATTTAGGTGACGGAACAAAACGCCGTGTAGGCAATGATCGCGGTCGTGATGTAACCAACGAGGCCGCACAACTCGTTTGGCATCTTGTCATGGCAGAAGGCGGTGAAATCAATTGGGAGCTGGATGATGGTTCTCGCATGGTGTTAAGGGCAGAAAAGCAGGGGGCAAACGATGAAAAACCGTAAAGCTAAGATGCTTATCTCCCGTGTATACAGATTTTGCTATCCCAGCCAGTGGTTGAGAGTTAGCAATCGCCGTGTGGTGTTGTTTTCATTTTCTGGAATTGCCAGAGAGGGAATCAAAGATAAGCGCAGCGCGGCGCAAAACCGCTGGAAAAACCACTTGCGCACTAAAGGAGATTGATATGGCACTGACGAAAAAACAACGTGCAGAACTGCGCATGAAGTTCGGCGGTCGCTGCGCTTATTGCGGCTGCGAACTTGGCGAAAAGTGGCATGCAGACCATGTAAAACCGGTCATTCGTTTTAATGGAAATATGCTTCACAAGGAACGTGACGATATATCCAACATGGTTCCGGCATGCCACCCATGCAATCTGCACAAGCATTGCAGTAGCCTGGAAGATTATCGGCGAATTATCAGTGATGGTCGTCGTGAATTCCTTGCGTCCGGGAAAGGCAAGGCGCTGGTTCGTATGGGATTGGTTGAAATGAAATCTGACCCGGTTGTGTTCTGGTTTGAAAAATATCAAGAAGGGGCTACGGCATGACCACTATTACCAAAGAGCGACTGCTGACAATCAAGCAGTGGCGCGAAACATACGGACCTGGTAGCAACGTTGTACTGCCAGCAGAAGAAGCGGAAGAACTGGCACGAATTGTGCTGGCATCGCTGGCAGCAGAGCCGGTGGCATATCAGTACCGCCTGTGGGATACGGAATATGATGAATGGGGAGAATGGGAAGATTGCGGGGAATGTGCTTTTGAAGGATTTGTTGAGGAAGAGAAATGTCAGGGGGCAGGTGTTCAGACCCGTAAGTTATACACCGTACCACAGGTATCAGCTGTACCGGATGGACTGGTTAAAGCAGTGCGCTTCTATGAACAGGTTAAGCATGAAAATCCGCCAGTCGAAACCGGAGCATGGAAAGACGCTGTTGACTGGGTGCTCAAAGAGGCTTGCCAGGCTGTAAACATTGGCACTAAAGGAGAGTGATGTGACCACTTTCACCGACAAAGAACTGATTAAAGAAATCAAAGAACGTATCAGCAGCCTGGACGTACGAGACGATATTGAGCGCCGGGCTTATGAAATTGCTCTGGCATCGCTAGAAGCCGAACCTGTAAGCCAAACTTACAACTTGCCAGAATTAATCGAAGGCATGGAGGTTTCCATTGATGTAAGCACTTGTGATGCTGATTTAGGTAATCGCTATTTCGGCACCGTCACCGAGGCGTTAGAACTTGATACAGCCAAGAATGGTTACATCCTCCTGGTTCAGGACGCAGAGCCAAACTTCGATGTAAATGGCAACTCTCCGGTAACTCCGGATGGTTGGATAAGCTGTAGTGAGCGAATGCCGGATAGCAAAACAGCCGTTCTTGTTGCCAGGGAGTTTGACAGGAAAGGTGACTGGCGAATGAAATGGGCGACTTACATACCGGGGCATCCTGACGCTAATGATGGGTGGATAATTCCTGGTGCGTCGTGGAAACCGTCACACTGGATGCCGCTACCAGAACCGCCGCAGGAGGTTAACCGTGGCTAACCTGCAACTTGCCGTCAAAGGTGAATACTTCGATGCCATGATTCGTGGAGAGAAAACGGAAGAGTATCGCTTGTGTAATGACTACTGGAATAAGCGCCTCGTTAACCGTAAGTATGACCGCCTGATTATCACAAAGGGATACCCGAAGCGCGACGATTCCAGCCGCAGAATTGACGTCCCGTATGACGGATATGAAATCAAGACAATCACACATCCCCACTTCGGCGATAAACCGGTAAAGGTGTTCGCGATAAAGGTAAATATTGATGGCTAAATCAGCAGCAGAGCGCAAAGCCGCTCAGAGAGCCAGACAAGCTGCATCTGGTGTGCGTAAGCTGGAGATTGTGCTTGATGCTCAGGAAATTGAAATGCTGGAGCGTAACTGTGCCACGCGTCGCCCAGGGCGTGCGCCTTACGAATTTGGTGAGTATATAGCGTTACTGATCCGCCAGGATGATGCACGCGTGCGCGGGCGTATAAAATCGATCAGCAGAAAACGTTGCGGTAAGTGCGGCGAGAGAGTTCCAGTTAATTCATGCCCGTGTAATGGTGACTCGCAATGCTGGGTGACTAAAGGCTGGCATGAAACGAAATTAATAGTGTGACATGTCACGAGTAGATTATGCATGATGAATTTGATGTGTTTTGAATACTGCCGCCAACTATGGCGGCTTTATTTTGCATGGTACTATTACCACAACGGTAACTATTACCACGGTGGTTATGATGCCTGCTGAACCTAAAACCTATAAACGCAAATCAACGCAATTTAAGCCACTAACAGCAATGCAGGAGGCTTATTGCCAGTCATACATCAAAACGCCTGAAAACCAGACTCAGGCAGCGATTAACGCAGGATTCTCTCCAAATACAGCGGCAGTTAAAGCCAGTGTCATGATGCGCGATGAACGCATTCAAAAACGGATTGCCGAGCTGATGGAAGAGCGCAACAAGCGCCTGCGCGTCAGTGCTGATTATGTCCTGCTGCGCCTGGTGGAAATCGACCAGATGGACGTGATTGATATCCTCAACGACGATGGGAGCCTTAAGCCAATCCGTGAGTGGCCGAAAATCTGGCGCACTACGCTTAGCGGCTTTGATCTGTCATCGACCATCATGAACATGAACGAGGATTCGATAGAGACAATCCTCAAAAAAATTAAATGGCCTGACAAGGTGAAGAACCTCGAACTGATTGGTAAGCACGTCGACGTCAACGCATTCAAAGAACGCCTGGATGTTAATGTGAATGTGACAATTGCTGATCGCATAGCGGCAGCCAGGAAGAGACTGAAAGAACGTCAGGATGGCAATCAGTGACAGATACAGCGTTATCTCCTGAAGAGCAGTTAATCGAGGATATTGCAGGGTTCACTCACGATCCGCTTGGCTATGCCCTCTATGCGTTCCCGTGGGGGGAAGAGGGGACTGAACTGGCACATGCTACCGGCCCACGTCAATGGCAGGCTGATGCGTTCCGAGAGATACGTGATCACCTGCAGAATCCAGAGACGCGCTATCAGCCGCTTATGCTGGCACGCGCTTCTGGTCACGGTATTGGTAAATCCGCATTCATCTCAATGCTGATCAACTGGGGCATGTCCACTTGCGAGGATTGTAAGGTCGTGGTGACCGCCAACACCGACAACCAGCTACGAACGAAGACCTGGCCGGAAATTATCAAGTGGTCGAACCTTGCTATCACGAAAGACTGGTTTACCTGTACTGCTACCGCGATGTACAGCAATGACCCAGGGCACGACAAGCGGTGGCGGGCTGACGCAATACCCTGGTCTGAGCACAACACTGAGGCATTCGCCGGACTACACAACGAGCGCAAACGCATCATCGTGGTATTCGATGAAGCGTCGAACATTGCGGATCTGGTGTGGGAAGTTGCCGAGGGTGCGCTAACGGACGAAGACACTGAGATTATCTGGGTGGCGTTCGGAAACCCGACGCGTAATACCGGACGTTTCCGCGAATGTTTCCGCAAATATAAACACCGCTGGAAAACTGCGCAGATTGACAGCCGGACGGTGGAAGGCACTAACAAACAGCAGTTGCAGAAATGGGTTGATGACTACGGGGAAGACAGCGACTTCGTTAAAATCCGTGTGCGCGGCATATTCCCGGATGCATCTGAATTGCAGTTTATCCCTACCGGACTTACTGACGAGGCAATGAAACGGGTGGTCACCGCTGCGCAGGTTGCACATGCTCCGGTGATAATTGGCGTTGACCCGGCATACTCAGGCGTTGATGACGCGGTGATATACCTGCGGCAGGGGCTGCACAGTAAGGTGCTATGGACTGGTAACAAGACCACCGACGATCTGATTATGGCGAAGCGTATCGCTGACTTTGAAGACCAGTACCAGGCTGACGCGGTGTTCATCGACTTCGGTTACGGTACCGGTCTGAAGTCAATCGGTGACGGTTGGGGGCGTACATGGCAACTTGTTCCGTTCGGTGGCGCGTCTACTGACCCGCAGATGCTCAACAAGCGTGGGGAGATGTTCAATTCATGCAAGACATGGCTGAGGCTCGGCGGCATGCTGGATGACCAGGAAACTGCAGACGACCTGTCGGCGGCAGAGTACAAAGTTCGCGTGGACGGTAAAATCGTTATCGAACCGAAGGAAGATATCAAGGAGCGGCTTGGGCGTTCGCCGGGTAAAGGCGATGCGCTACTGCTGACGTTTGCTTTCCCTGTGTCGAAGCGTCTGCGAATTACCGGGCAGCAGAACCAGCAAGGCAAGGCCATCACAGATTACGATCCCTATGCTTAATCCGCTGGTGGGGATAATGTCGTTGATATCCTCTGATGAGGATAAAACAAAGCCAGCTCATCGGCTGGCTGTTTGTGACATGTCACGGTGTTATTTAATGGCATTAAATCCAGCGTTGATGGCTTCCGCAATATTGATGGCACTTGTTTTATCGAAGTGCCCATTCTGAATAAGCGCCGCATGCAGGCATTGTAACTTCATGTTGTATAAGTGTTCGCTCATGTAATCATTATCACTTTTTGCTTTAGCGTAAACAGCGCGAGAAATATCAAACACATCGCCTTTTTCCATTTCAGAACGTTGTGCTGTTATCCAGTCATGGAACGTAACGCTAGTACCATGGTCTTCGCTAAGAGTTAACCCGGCCAGTCCCTCACTCTGAATTACTTCGTAATGCATTTCATTATTAGCAAAAACGCCATAAAAAATGCAGTCTTCAGCCTGAACGATACGAGAATATTTTAATGGCCATTCATTTAGATACTTAGCCAACATATCAATTGTCTTCATGATCTCACCTTAAAAAAATGCCCGGCGAACTTGGCGAACTGGAAGCAATGAGTTATGCCTTCCGTGGCTGTACTGGTTTACAGCATGAAGTCATCACAATGGCGTCCTGCTGTAAAAAGGGCGGTGATAGTTCTTCAAGGGAAACCATCACCGCCAAGCACCTGGAACTTCTGGCATCACGGTCCTTAGGCGTGATTCTGGCGTGGCATGCAGGATTCGAACCTGCGACCAACTGCTTAGAAGGCGGTTGCTCTGTCCAACTGAGCTAATGCCACAACGCTGAGAGCACTTAGCCTGTTAAGGCGCCACACTTTGTCGCGGCTCCATAAATGCTCTCATCGTTGTACCCTCGTCTCTTCCGAGGCGTCACACCGAATCGCCGGGATGGTGAATCCCCGTGCGCGGAATAAAACCGCTCGACTTGCACATTCCGGCTACCTGGTTCGTTTGCCCGAGCAAGGGAGGGTGCCCCTTAAACGTATCCAGACCGCTATCGTCGCATGTGCCATACGCCGTACTGCTCAAAATAAAAGCTCACTCCACCTGTTCAATTTAACGACAAGCCAGTCAGGTTAGTAACCGGAATGAGCTCTTTAGTTACCCGAAAGGTAATAATTCACGCGTTAAATGTCAACCTTCTACGATAAATAAATCATATGTGGTTAAATTGGTAATAATTTAATTGCGTACGGAGTCATTGATATGTGCATGGGTAGCTCACCATCAGTGCCTGCAACACCAGAAGTTCAGGCAGCACCACAGGAGCAGGATGCCGCCGTTGTTGATGCCCGCGACGAAGAAACACGTCGCCGTCGCGCTGCTGCTGGTCGTAGTTCTACGCTGCTTACCGGTTCTCAGGGCGACACATCAACCGCTAATACCAGCGGTAAAACGCTGCTTGGTCAGTAACCGGAGTCATTGAAATGGCGGAAACAACTAAAGAGCGATTGAACAAACAGTTCGCACAACTTGAAAGCGAGCGTCAGTCGTTTGAGCCGCACTGGCGCGAGTTGAGTGATTACATCAACCCGCGTGGTTCCCGCTTTCTGACTTCTGAGGTCAACCGTAACGATCGACGCAATACACGCATTATTGATTCGACCGGGACTATGGCGGCGCGCACTCTCGCCAGCGGCATGATGTCAGGCATCACAAGCCCCGCGCGTCCGTGGTTTCGCCTGGCTACGCCAGATCCTGAAATGATGGATTATGGCCCTGTTAAGTTGTGGCTTGAGGCGGTGCAGAACCGCATGAACGATATGTTCAATAAGTCGAATCTCTATCAGTCGCTGCCGCAGTTATACGGAAGCCTCGGCACATACAGCACTGGTGCAATGGCGGTGCTGGAGGATGACGAGGACATCATTCGCACAATGCCATTCCCGATAGGCAGTTACTACCTGGCTAACTCACCTCGTGGCAGTGTGGACACCTGTTTTCGCAAGTTCTCTATGACTGTTCGTCAGCTTGTTCAGGAGTTCGGGCTAAATAACGTCAGCGAATCCGTAAAAAGCATGTGGGAAAGCGGCACCTACGAGAAGTGGATTGAAGTGATGCATTCGGTTTACCCGAACATTGACCGCGATACATCGAAGCTGGATAGCAAGAACAAGCCATTCAAATCGGTTTATTACGAGGTTGGTGGCGATAACGACAAGTTGTTGCGTGAGTCCGGATTCGATGAGTTTCCAATTATGGCTCCGCGCTGGGAAGTTAACGGCGAAGATGTTTATGGATCATCATGCCCGGGTATGCTGGCGCTTGGACCTGTTAAGGCATTGCAGCTTCTCCAGAAGCGCAAGTCGCAGTTGATTGATAAAGCCACCAATCCGCCGATGGTTGCTCCGACTTCCCTCAAGAATCAGCGCGCCTCCCTTCTTCCTGGCGACATCACGTATATCGATCAGATTACTGGTCAGGATGGCTTCAGGCCTGCTTATCTGGTTAACCCCAGTACAGCAGATTTGGTGGCAGACATTCAGGACACTCGTCAAATCATTAACAGCGCCTACTTTGTCGATCTGTTCATGATGTTGCAGAACATCAATACCCGCTCTATGCCTGTTGAAGCGGTGATCGAAATGAAAGAAGAAAAACTTCTGATGTTGGGGCCGGTTCTGGAGCGTCTGAACGACGAATGTCTTAATCCTCTCATTGACCGCGCTTTCTCGATGATGGTGCGTAAAAACATGCTGCCGCCACCGCCTGACGCGATGGAAGGCATGCCCCTGAAGGTCGAATACATTTCCGTCATGGCTCAGGCGCAGAAGTCTATCGGCCTGTCCAGTCTGGCGTCCACGGTTAACTTCATTGGTCAACTTGCGCAAGCGAAACCAGAAGCTCTCGACAAACTCAACGTTGATCAGGCGATCGATGCATTCGCTGATATGTCTGGAGTGTCTCCAACTGTCATTGTTCCGCAGGAACAGGTTGAGCAGGCTCGCCAGCAACGGGCACAGCAGCAACAGCAGCAACAAATGATGGCGATGGGGATGGCGGCGGCACAGGGTGCCAAGACGCTAAGCGAAGCTAAAACTTCGGATCCGAGTGTTTTGTCAGCTATGGCGAATGCAGTTAGTGGTCAGGGTGGGCAATCACAATGACAGATTACGAAGACGATCAACTGAAAGAAGAAAACGCCCGTAAGCAACGTGACATGGCGCAGCGTGAAATTGATGACATTCGCTTTGTCATGAGCAGTGAACAGGGGCGTCGCGTTGTCTGGTCGGTGCTGGAGAAAGGCCGTGTGTTTTCCGCTATCTCACCGATGGACGCTATGGCAATGGCATTTAATGAGGGGCAACGCAATCTGGCGCTGGAACTGTTTCAGCGCGTTATGGCGCATTGCCCTGAACAGTATTTGAAGATGGCCAAAGAGGCCAGTGAACAGGAGTGATCATGAATTTATTTGAGCGTTTGCTGTATCGCCGTCTTTGCAATGAGCAACCAGTCGATGGTGGAGCAGCTCCGGCTGCGTCAGAACCGTCAGCGCCTGCAGGTGATAACCCTGCTCCAGTTGGTGATCCATCACAACAGGAAGGTGATAAGCCACAACCTGTTGCTGATGGCGATAAACCTGCTGATGACAAAAAGCCTGAAAACGATAAGCAGGATGAAAAAAAGGACGGCGATAAACCAGAGGGGGCGCCTGAGAAGTACGAGTTTCAGGCTGCCGAAGGCGTAGAGCTGGATACAGAAGCGTTGAAGGAATTCGAGCCGGTGGCGCGAGAACTTAACCTGACCAACGAACAAGCGCAAAAGCTGGTTGATGCTTATCCGAAGATTCTGGCAGGTGTTCAGCAGCGCCAGGCAGAAGCCTGGCAGAAAACAACCGAGCAGTGGGCTGCGGATGTAAAAGCTGACAAAGAAATCGGTGGCGACAAGTTGATTTCTAACCTTAGCGCCGCACAGCGTGCGCTTGACCAGTTCGGGACACCCGAGCTCAAAGAATATCTGAACACCACCGGACTGGGTAATCACCCTGATCTGGTCAAAACGTTCGTGAAAATCGGAAAGGCGATGTCTGAAGATGGCATGGTCACCGGTGGTAATGAAGGCCAGCGTAGTGCGGCCGAAGTGCTCTATGGCAAATAAGAGAGGAAATGACAATGGCTGTTAAAGGCTTAACTGCGCTAACGCTGGCTGACTGGGGTAAGCGCGTCGATCCAAACGGGAAAGTCGATAAGATTATCGAGCTTCTCGGTCAAACTAACCCGATCCTTCAGGATATGCCTTTTGTCGAAGGGAACCTTCCTACCGGACACCGAACCACCATTCGTTCTGGTTTACCTTCAGCTACCTGGCGTTTGCTGAACTATGGCGTACAGCCAAGCAAATCAACCACAGTGCAGGTAACCGATTCCGTTGGCATGCTGGAAACCTATGCTGAAGTCGATAAGTCACTGGCTGATCTGAACGGCAATACCGCTGAATTCCGCCTGTCTGAAGACCGCGCATTTATTGAAGCGATGAATCAGCAGATGGCGCAGACGCTGTTTTATGGTGATTCCAGCGTTAACCCTCAGCAGTTTATGGGACTGTCCTCCCGCTATTCCAGCCTGTCTGCGGGTAATGCTCAGAACATCATTGATGCTGGTGGCACGGGTACAGATAACACCTCAATCTGGTTAGTGGTGTGGGGCGAAAACACCGTGCATGGCATCTTCCCGAAAGGGCAGAAGGCTGGCATCCAGATGGAAGATAAAGGCCAGGTGACACTGGAAGATGCTAATGGCGGCAAGTACGAAGGTTATCGCACCCATTACAAATGGGACAACGGACTTGCTCTGCGTGACTGGCGTTATGTTGTTCGCATTGCAAACATCGATGTCAGCAATCTTTCAGAACCTTCCTCTGCCGCAAATATTGCGAAGTTGATGGTTAAAGCACTGCATCGCATTCCAAACCGTGGCATGGGGCGCCCGGTGTTCTACATGAACCGCACTGTAGGCCAGGCTCTTGATTTGCAGTCTCTGGAGAAAACATCTCTGGCGATTAGCGTAAAAGAGACTGAAGGCGAGTGGTGGACGTCATTCCGTGGTGTACCAATCCGTGAAACTGATGCGCTTCTGGAAACAGAAGCCCGCGTGGTGTAACGCCTGTTATTAACCTGTGGGTCGTAACAGACCCACTAATGGAGAAAGAAGATGATCACCGACAAACTGTTGATGTTCTCCGAAGCACAGGCGGTAACTGATACCGCGGCTTCTACTGACGTAATCGATCTCGGTCCAATTGACGGAAAACGTCGTGATATCGGCGTGGGTTACCCGCTTGAGTTTTGGGTGCTGGTTAACACAGCCGCCACGGCAAGCGGTGATGCAACTGTAAACATCCAGTTGCAGACGAGTGAGAATAACAGCTCATGGACCACTATTTATGATAGTGGCGCACTGGCAAAGACCGCCCTGACAGCAGGTAAACGAGTTGTTTCTGCAAAGGTGCCTGCCGGTGTTCAGCGATATCTGCGTGTTAACTACTCCGTCGCAACTGGCCCACTAACGGCTGGCGAATTCACTGCTGGTATCAGTCTTGATGTTGATGCCAATACGCCGTATCCGATCCGCTCAAAAGTAACTGGTTAAGGTGATATCGATGTCAGGTGAGAAACCAAGATACCGCGTTCTGCGCCTCTCTCATATCCATAACACTCTGTGGCCGGAGGGGGCAGAAATCGAATACGAAGGTGAGCCTGGTAGCGCACTGGAACCTGTTAACGATGCAGCCAGACAGGCAAAAGCAAAAGTTGCAGGAAAGGTGTCAATGGCAGCAATCAGCACCAAAATCATCAACGATGTGTCAGATGATGGTGAACTGGATAAGCTCCGTGAAGAGTACGAATTGCTCTTTAACGAGAAGCCACACCATAACGCCAAAGCCGAAACGCTCCGCGAGAAGATCGCAGATAAGCGTAAAGAACTGGGCGTGTAAGCCTCGCGGATCAGACAAGGGGCTTCGGCCCCTTTATTGCAGGAGTGTATATGGAACTCGTAAACCTCAAAACCGGCACTGACAGCTACCAGGATGAGAGCGGAGAAACCAGAACTCGCGATGAATACCCGTGGGGGCTGTGCATCACGCTGAATAACGACACATTGAATAAGCTGAAGGCGCAACCTAAGGGCGTCGGAACAGAAGTGATGATAACTGCAAAGGCTGTTATTCGAGGCCTGTCTGCCAGAGAAACTGACGATGGCGTTAATCGCAGCGCCGATCTGCAGATCACTGATATGGCGATCGCTCCTGTTTCCGGGGATGTAGAAAAATCAGCGGCTGAAACTCTGTACGGTAACGGAGGTGAGTGATGGCCTCTGTAGTAGAGATCTGTAATCGTGCGCTGTCCAATATTGGCAACAGCCGCAGCATTAACAGCCTGACGGAAGCCAGCAAGGAAGCGGGGGAATGTTCGCTGCACTTTGAGGCCTGCCGTGATGCTGTGCTTTCTGATTTTGACTGGAACTTTGCTACCAAACGCGTGGCGCTTGCAGATACGAGCAATCCACCGCCTGACTGGGAATATGCGTACCAGTACCCGTCAGATTGTCTGCGCATTACTGAAATTATGCTTCCTGGTGTACGCAATCCAACAGCATCAATGCGCGTTCAGTACGAAGTTGGTGCAGACACCAACGGAACAGGAAAGTTGATCTACACAGATCAGCCTCAGGCATGGCTCAAGTATGTCTCTCGCGTTACAGATGTGAACATGTTTGATGCCATTTTTATGGAGGCGTTGGCTTGGCGTCTTGCGGCAGCTATTAACATGGCGCTGACTGGGAATGCAGACCTCGGTACGTTTGCCCTCAATATGTACAATCGCGTGATTCTTAGTGCTGGCTCGCATAGCCAGAATGAATCACAGGAACCACAGCCACCGGTTGACGAGTTTACCATTGCGAGGTTGTCCTGATGGCTATCAGTTGGATCCAGCCAAGCTTTGCTGGTGGTGAGATTGGACCGTCGTTGTACGGGCGTATCGACATGGCGAAGTACCAGGTGGCATTGCGCAAGTGCGATAACTTTATCGTGCGGCAGTATGGCGGCGTTGAGAATCGACCTGGTACGCGTTTTGTCGGTGCCGCCAAATACCCAAATCGGAAATGCCGCCTGATCCCGTTCCAGTTCTCGACGGTTCAGACTTATGCTCTGGAGTTCGGACACCAGTACATGCGCGTTATCAAAGATGGCGCGTTGGTGCTGAACAGCAGCAATGTTATTTATGAAATTGCCACGCCATATACTGAAGCCGATCTGTTCCGAATTAAATTCACGCAAAGCGCAGACGTGCTTACGCTGGTTCATCCGGCATACCCGCCAAAAGAGTTGCGTCGCTATGCGCATGACAACTGGCAACTGGTTGATGTGGTAACGAAGAACGGGCCATTTGAAGATATCAATATTGACGAGTCAGTGACGGTTTATGCCAGCGCCAGCACCGGGACAATTACGTTAACGGCAAGCGCCTCTATTTTTGGCGCGGAGCAGGTAGGCAAATTGTTCTATCTGGAACAGCCTGCAGTGGATTCTGTGCCGGTATGGGAAACCAGTAAGAGTACGTCGATTGGCGATATTCGCCGTGCAGACAGTAACTACTATCGCGCCGTTACAGCAGGCAAAACAGGTACTTTGCGCCCTTCGCATACAGAAGGCACATCATGGGATGGCTGGGGCGGATCCGGTGATGATGATACTGGCATTGAGTGGGAGTATCTGCACAGTGGTTTTGGCATTGCCCGTATCACTGCTGCAAATGGCACTACTGCAACTGCTGAGGTGATTTCCTATATTCCTTCGCAGGTCGTTGGCGAGGATAATGCCAGCTATAAATGGGCTAAATATGCCTGGAACAGTGTTAATGGTTATCCTGGCACTGTTGTTTATTATCAACAACGTCTTTACTTCGCCGCATCGACTGCGTTCCCTCAGACTATCTGGGCCAGCCGTACTGGGGATTATAAGGATTTTGGCAAAAGCAATCCTACGCAGGATGACGACAGAATTATCTACACCTATGCCGGGCGTCAGGTTAATGAGATCCGCCACCTGATTGATGTTGGTTCGCTGGTGGCGCTGACTTCCGGAGGTGAGTACGTCATCACCGGCGACCAGAACAAAGTGTTAACCCCATCATCATTTGCATTCAGCTCTCAGGGATCAAATGGCTCGAGCAATGTCCCACCAATTGCCGTGGCGAATATTGCTCTGTTCGTCCAGGAGAAAGGCAGTGTTGTCCGTGATCTGGCCTACTCATTCGATGTTGACGGCTATCAGGGGAACGACCTGACCATCCTTGCCAATCATCTTTTTCAGAAGCACAGCATTGTTGACTGGTGCTTCTCGATTGTCCCTTACTCCAGTGCCTTCTGCATTCGTGATGACGGTAAATTACTGGTGATGACCTATTTGCGTGATCAGCAGGTTTTTGCATGGGCACCACAATCCAGTACCGGAAAATATGAAAGCACATGCAGTATCAGCGAAGGTAATGAAGATGCGGTGTATTTCGTCGTTAACCGAACCGTTAACGGGCAAACAGTGAGATACATCGAGCGGCTGTCCAGCCGTTTATTTACCAGCGATGAAGATGCTTTCTTTGTTGATTCTGGCCTTAGCTATGATGGAAGAAATACGTCTGACAGAACGATGACCATCACTGGTGGTTCTGGTGAATGGGATTACCGTGCGGAATATACAATCAGTGTTTCTGGTGGTGCGTACTTCACCAGTAGTGATGTCGGCGCGCAACTACAGTTCCCTTATACCGGAACTGATCCTGATACTGGCGATGAAGTGTCAAAAGAATTACGTTGCGACATTATTTCTGTAACCAGCAATACCGCTGTAGTGGTTCGTCCTAACAGGAACGTCCCACCATCCCTCAGGAATGTGGCTACCACAAACTGGCAGATGGCGCGCCGGACATTTGGAGGTCTGTCTCATCTTGAAGGCCAGACCGTAAACATTCTCTCTGATGCGAACGTGGAACCACAGAAAGTGGTTTCCGGAGGTGCCGTCACGCTGGAATCTCCGGGTGCTGTAGTGCACATCGGCCTGCCAATAACTGCTGAATTCGAAACACTGGATATCAACATTAACGGACAGGAAACGCTGCTGGACAAAAAACAGGTGATCCCGTCCGTTACTCTGGTTGTGAATGCCAGTCGCGGCATCTGGGCGACTACGCCCGGCGGTAAATGGTACGAATATCCACAGCGTGAATTCGAGTTCTACGATGATCCTGTTGATGATGCTACCGGAAAAGTAGAAGTGAAACTGGACAGTAACTGGGGCAAAAACGGACGTGTAAAAATCCGTCAGCTTGACCCGTTGCCGCTGTCTGTTCTTGCCGTTATTCCTCGCCTTACTGTTGGGGGATTCTGATGATCGATGTTCAAATTATTCCCGCAACCGAAGAGCATCTTCAGATGATTTTGCCGGATGTTCGTCAGGCTGATATTGACGAACTGTATGCGGTATCACTGATGACTACCGAAGATGCGCTGCGTGTTGGTCTGCGTACTGCGACTATGGCCTGGTCAGGATTTGCGAACGGAGAACTGGTAACCATGTTTGGCGTATCTCCGGCGTCAATGATCGGTGGCAATGGTACGCCCTGGCTGGTCGGAACCAGCCGTATCGAAAAATATCAGAAGACATTTCTTCGCCACTGCCGCCCTGTATTGCAGCAGATGCTGGCAGTTTATCCGCGCCTGGAAAACTATGTCGACGAGCGAAACCATGTTGCCAAAGCATGGCTGCACTGGCTTGGATTCAGGCTTGAAGAAGCCGCGCCTTATGGTGCTCTTGGTCTTAATTTCCACAGATTTCACATGGAGAGAAAATAATGTGCGATCCGGTTATTGCTGGTGGCGCAATGCTCGCCATGAGTGGCATTCAGGCATACACCCAGTACCAACAGGGAAAGTATGCCTCGAAGGTTGCAGAAGCGAACGCAGATATAGCCACAGCTCAGGCAAATGATGCAATAAACAGAGGTAACGCTGAAGCTGAGCAACGGCGCAGAGAGACCCGACAGCGGCTTGGTACACAGGCGGCGACAATGGGGGCTACCGGCGCTGATTTATCTACAGGTAACGCGCTGGATATATTTGGCGACACTGCCCAGTTTGGCGCTCTTGATTCGCTGACGACGGTGAATAACGCGCAACGCGAGGCTTACGGTTATCAGGTTCAGGCTGCCAACTATAAAGCAGAAGCCAGTTCAGCCCGTAAACAGGGGAATGTGGGAGCAGCAACAACATTGCTCACTGCGCCTCTGAAGGCATACGGTGCGTACCAGATGTTTGGTGGGACGTGGAGTCCGTTTACTCAAAGCACTCCTGCGCCAATCGGGGCAGCAGCAGGAACCAGATTACCCGGAGGATTATAATGCCAGTCGTACCAACAGTATCCGGACGTCAGGTTGAGAGTCGTGGAGTTCAGTCAGCAGGCTTGCAGACGTTTTCTCAGCAAGGTATTGGTGATGCTTTTGTTCGGGCAGGGACAGAGGCAATTGATGTTTTGGGGCAGGCAAAACAGCGTGCCAATATCGCTCTGGCTCAGGAGGCATCTCTTAACCTCAGTCAGATAAGCAGCGATCTGCTGAATAATCCTGAAACAGGATTGCTTAACCTGAAAGGGAAAAATGCTATTGGAAAAGGCCATGAGTATACGCAGCAGTTTGATGCTCAGGTCGAACAACTGGCTATGTCGCTGCCGGATGAACAGGCTCGTAATGCTTTCATGCAGCAGGCGCAGCAGCAGCGCATTCAGTTCACTACGCAGGCCGGGCGACACGAGATAGGGCAAATTAATGCCTACGAAGAAGGCCAGTTTCAGGCGACACTGCTGAACAATGGTAAAAATGCCGCAGCATTGTATGGCGACAACGCCGCATACGTATTGGCTAACAAGCAAACTTTCCAGCAAATTGAGGAGTACGGTGTTGCACATGGCTGGAGCAACGAGCAAATCCAGGCCAAGAAAATCGAGTTTAAAGAGAAGGTTGCTGATGCTGCATTGTCCCAGTGGTCGGCAAACAATGCGACCGCATTCATCCAAAGTAATGGCGAGTTAAGTGATACTGCTGCTGGAGCTCGCCGTGCTGTAGCAGATAGTGACTCTTCCGAGCGTGCCCGTGGCATACGCAACAATAACCCAGGAAATCTCGAATACAGCAAAACTAATCCGTGGGTAGGCCAGACCGGTGATGATGGTCGATTTGCTAAATTCGAAACACCTGAACACGGGATTCGTGCATTAGGGCGGAACCTGATGTCGTATCAGAGGCAGGGTATTGATACCGTCAGCGAGATAATTAATCGCTGGGCACCGCCTGCTGATAAAAATGACACTATGTCGTATATCAAAGCAGTGTGCGAACAACTTGGCGTTTCTGCTGATGAGCCTCTCGATGCATCTAATCCTGATACCCTGAAGGCGCTTTGTGCAGCCATTATCCATCATGAGAACGGTAGCCAGCCATACAGTGATCAGCAGTTAACTGCTGGTGTCAGTGCAGCACTTGGTTTATCAACAATTCCAACCAACACCAAACGCTATACCGGTAATGCAGCATTCGATGCGGCATCTCCTGAGGCGCAGGCAAGTTTTATGCGACAGGCGGATCAACTGCGTCGGCAGCAGCAGGCTGAATATAAAACGATGATTGACAGCCAGGTTCGCGATGCGACAGCTGCGTATATGCGTGGCGTTGAATTTCCTAACCCACCTGGTGAGGCTGATTTTATTGCAGCTTATGGAGTAAGAGAAGGAAACCTGCGATATACCGAGTTCAGAAATACGCAAATCGCCGGACAGTATATAGGCTCTTTCCGCAACATGCCGACAAGCAGCATTACAGCATATGTTGAGCAATTACGCCCGGATACTGGTGAGACAGGGGAGGGTTATGCGGCACGAGCCGCTCTTTATGACAACGTTGTGTCGGCTGCAAGTCAGGTGATAAAGCAGCGACAGGCTGATCCTGTACAGTTCTCTCTTGCCGCCGGACAGGCAAAGCCTATCGACATGAGCAATAAGGATAACTTTGGACAGAGCGTTGCCTTGCGTGCTGCTCAGGTCAGTGACCTTGCTAAGTCATATGGCACTCCACTGACGTTCTTTTCCAAAGACGAGGCCAATCAGATCGGTGTTTTCTTTCGTGATGCGCCCGTTTCCCAACAGGCAGCATATCTCGATACCATCAGGCAGAACACTGGTGGTGGGCAGGTGTATATGTCAGCACTACAGCAGATCAGTGCCAACGCTCCATCTGCTGCCGTTGCCGGGATACTGATGGATAAGCCAGGTGGTATTTTGGCAGAAAAAAACTGGTTTAATCCGGATGTTTCCGTGTCTCCAGAAACCGCTGCGCAGACAATTCTTGCTGGCGCGGCGGCTCGTAAAGGTACTGATGACGCGAAAGGTATTCCGATGCCTAAAGATGCTGATCTTCGCCTTGAGTTTTCTGACATGGTGAAGGATGCATTTGCTGGTGATGCTCATGGGGCATCAATGGCATACGAGATCGCAAAGGACTATTACGCTGGTGTGATGGCGAAAAAAGGCGTGGTATCAGGCGAAATTGACAATGATATCTGGAAACAGGCTGTTAACGTAGCTACAGGTGGCGTGCATGACTATAACGGAATGGGGAATGTTCTTTTGCCGTGGGGAATGTCTGCAGAGCAATTCGATAAGCAGGTTAATCAGGCTTGGAATGAACAAGTTGTTGGCACAGGGATAAAAACACCGCCTGGTCAGTATGGTTTGCAAAGTTACGGCGATAGTCAGTACCTGGTGAAACTTGGTACTGGTTATCTGCTAAAAGATGATGGTTCTCCCGTTGTTCTTGATCTGACACAGAAGCGTCAGAGATTCTCCGGAGATATTCCGCAATGAGTTACTTTGGCCTTAATCCAGTAAACCAGAATCAGCAGCTTGACGAAGCAGCATCAAATCCAGTTGGCTTTAACAGCGATGTTGGTTTTTTCGACAATGCTGTAGGAGCGGCATTGTCTGGTTTGTACTCCGGGCTGGTGGCAAAGCCAGATCAGTTGCTCTGGGCAGGGATGGATAAAATCGTATCCCCGATTGCTCAGTTTGTTAACGAAAACACCTCGCTCAATGACACTTCAGTTTCATACATTGCCGAGCAGAGAAAACTAGCAGAGCAGCAGGTTAAGCGGCTGACGCCTGATGCCGCGACAACCGGAACCGCCGGGCAGGTTCTTTATGGGTTGTTCGATATGGGCGGGCAGGCTGTTATCGGTACAACGCTCGGTGGTCCGGTCGGAGGTGCTGCGGCGGTAACTTCGCTACAGGGTTTTTCTGAGTTTGAACGGCTGACAGCACAGGGTGTTGATTTCAGGACGGCGCAGGAAGCGGGATTAGTGCAGGGTATTACTGCTGGTGCCGGAACACTGATCCCTATGAGCCTCGGGTTACGTGCTGGTGGTGCGCTGGCGGAAGGTGTGGCGGCTCAGCTTGCGCGGACGGGTGAAAGTTCAGTGCGACGCGCCGCAGCAACAGCAGTACGTGCAACGCCAGATATTGCCTATGCCGCAGGTACAAATATTGCGTTCGGTATGGCACAGCGTGGGCTTACTGCAAAAACGCTTCGTGATGGTGGCTATAGCGAAATGGCTAACCAGTATGATGTGTTGGATCGACAGGCAATTGCTATTGATGCTGTTCTTGGGGTGGCGTTTGGTGGTGTCGGCAGATTTATTAACTCTCGCGGTGAGGCTACAAGCACCCCCAATTTTTCACCAGTTGATGTCGATGCTGCACTGGCGGCGAATGCCGCTCATCATGCTGAAATTGATATTGCTCCCGGCGTGCCGATCAACGTGCTTTCGCGTAATTCTCACATTCAGGCTCTGCGAAAAGCCATGTCTGATGTTAGCCAGGGGAGACCTGTAGACGTAGCCAGCATTGTTGAGTCTGCATCTTTCAGTGAAATTCCTGGGCGCAAGAATCTGCTGTCTCAGGCAGTTAATGAGGCTCTGTCATCTGTAGATGATGGAGTAACGGCGCGCGCTATCGAAAATCGGTTGCTTGAAGAACAGGCTGCGCAGCTTTTGCCTCGTGGCGATAGACAGGTTTACCAGTCTGAAATCGCTAATAGCCAACGAATTATTGAAAATCTCACTGAACAGCGCGCACAAATTCTTGCAGAAGAGCCAACCGGTAGCGGTAAAGCTTTGTCTCGTGCTCGATCAGATAAACAGGCCAGACTTCGGGATATTGACCAACGAATCCGGCAGGCACAAGAACGCCTGGAATTTTCCCGTAACGCGTTGGCACCGCATGAGCCTGGCGGTCAGTTTTTTGAAGCTCGAGCAGAACTGGCTCGGAGACAGCAGGCAGAAAGTGAACTTAATGCTCAGGCTGTTTCATTCTATAAAACAGCAGAGGTCAGGACGCCAGACGAAGTAGCTCCTTTTGAGCCCGGTAAGATATTGCAACAGACAGAACAAAAAATGATGGCAGATCCGGCAGGAGATATTGATCTGCGTATAGCTGAAGACTCGCTGCTTGAATATCCGGACATGATAATCACCGTGCTGGATGATGATGGTAATCCACAATCGCGCAGCGCGCGTGAAGTACTGGATGAAGCGAACAGGGAAAGTGAGCAGGCAATACAGGATTCCAGCCTGTTTGATGTCGCTGTGGCGTGTTTCTTGAGAGGTTAAATTAAATGAGACAGGAATGTATACAAGCGGTCCAGCAGGCGGCGCAGCGCACGTTAACGGCGCGAGAAATACAGAACATTGAAGACCGCATTTATCGAAATATGCGCTCCATTGCTCGTGATGACCCGATGTCGTGGAGACAACTTTCCGAATCAGAGCGGCTATATCGAGCAGCACAATTGGCATCTGAAGAATTACAGCGAGAAGCGGCATTAAAGAAACGTCGTGTGGCTCTCACTATAGCCGCGCGTCAGAGATTGGATAAATTTATCAATAGCTATCAAGGGGCTGATGGGAAACTTGGAGCTCTTAACCGTACTATAGCTTTTAATGCAGACGGTAAATCTAATTTCCTCTCTGTTGAATCCAGAACAAAAGCCACCCGTGATTATGCATTGAGTCAATTGCAGGAGGCATTCGAAGCAGTTGATCCTCGCTTTTTTGGTCTGTTTGAAGATGAAGCGGGCGTACGTGACCTGGTATATGAAATGCGGGGGCAAAATACTGGCAATGCTAAAGCAAGAAAAGGTGCTAAGGCGTGGAGAGAAGTTACAGAGCTGCTGCGCCGCCGGTTTAATGATGCTGGTGGGGACATTGGCTATCTCGAAAACTGGGGGATCCCTCAACATCATTCTATGGAAAAGGTTGGGGCGGTATCAAAGGATAAGTGGGTTGGCGATGTTATAGGTAAGCTGGATCGCAAATATTATACCCGAGCCGATGGACAACTGATGAACGATGCCGAGTTGTCTGCATTTCTTGGAGAGGCTTATAACACGATCGCTACTGGTGGGCTGAATAAGCTTACTGATACCGGAATGCGAATTTCCGGCGCACGTGCTAACCGTGGTAATGCATCACGACAGATACATTTCAAAGATGCAGATTCCTATCTCCAATATCAACAACTTTATGGTGATCGCTCTCTATGGGAAATCATGGTCGGTCACTTGGAAGGTATCAGTAAAGATATTGCTCTGGTGGAAACATATGGTCCAAACCCCGATCATGTTTTCCGCTCCCTTCTTGATCAGGTTAAGGCAGAAACGGCAACAGCTAACCCGAGTAAAACCGGTAGCGTCGAGCGTCTGGCGAACAAAACAGAGAACTTGTACAACTTTATTTCCGGAAAAACACAGCCTGTAGCGAATCCGCACATCGCGCGATGGTCTGACAATATCCGCAACTGGCTGGTTGCCAGCAGACTCGGATCCGCGTTGCTGTCATCGTTCTCTGATCTTGGAACCATGTATCTGTCTGCGAAGGTTACCAACCTTCCAATGAACCAGTTATTTCGCAACCAGCTTGAAGCTATGGACCCAACGAACCGTACTGAGCTTGCGCGGGCGCGCCGCGCTGGCCTGGCGATGGAATCTCTACTTGGCAGCGTTAACCGCTGGGCGATGGATAATATGGGGCCGTCTGTGTCTCGTTGGGCGGCAACGGCGGTAATGCGTGCCAGTGGGCTTACAGCATGGTCAGATGCGCACAAGCGCGCCTATGGCGTAACCATGATGGGAAGCCTGGGAGAAGTAGTGTCACGGACACCAGACCTTCGTAGCCTCGATGACTCTGATTTTCGTATCCTGAAAAGTAAAGGGATTACTGACACAGACTGGAGCGTATGGAAGCTGGCGCAACAGGAGGACTGGGGGAACGGTAATAATACGATGCTGACACCGGAAAGCATTATGCGTATCCCTGATTCAGCAGTTAAACATCTTGGTGAGCCTGAACGCGTGAAATTTGAGGCAATGCGTAAACTGCTCGGTGCCGTAACTGAAGAAGTTGATATGGCTGTTATTACACCGGGCGCACGTGAGCAGATGTTCGTAGGGTCTGGTCTTCAGCGTGGAACATGGAAAGGTGAATTAACGAGAAGTGTTTTCCTGTTTAAATCGTTCCCTATCTCGGTTGTTATGCGTCACTGGTCACGCGCTATGGGTATGCCGTCTGCTGGTGGGCGTGCAGCATATATAGCAACGTTTTTAGCAAGCACAACCATGCTTGGTGCTCTTTCCATGCAGATTACTGATCTTATTAATGGGAGAAATCCAAAGGAAATGACCGGTGACCACATGGTTAAATTCTGGATAAATGCATTTTTAAAAGGTGGCGGGGCTGGGTTGTACGGTGATTTTCTTTTCTCTGACCACACTAGGTACGGGAGCGGCGCGCTGGCGTCGATGCTTGGCCCGGTAGCTGGTCTGGTTGATGACGTAGTGAAGATAGCTCAGGGCATACCGCTAAATGCTGTGGAAGGGAAGAGTGAGCAGACTGGTGGTGATCTGGTTAAGCTGGGGAAGGGGCTGATGCCAGGTGCGAATCTCTGGTACTTGAAGGCGGCTCTCGATCATATGATCTTTAACCAGATGCAGGAGTATTTTTCACCAGGCTATTTGCGTAAAATGGAGCAACGTTCGAAGAAAGAGTTTAACCAGACATACTGGTGGCGACCTCAGGATGTCACTCCGCAATAAGGAACAACAATGAAGGAATTATTGCTGTTATCGGTATTTTTGATATCCGCTTGCTCGACATCCTATGATGTTTATGACGGTGTTGATAAGGCATATTGCGACAAAGTTAAAATGGATTTTTCTCTTGCCAAGACGGCGAAGGATAGTTGTATTGATCACTACGTCAAGACTTATACCAAGCCAGCATCATCGGCATCTGATATTGCTGAAGGTGCTGTGTTTGAGTGTAACAAGGTGATATCCATCGCAGCGAGTTCTTCATACGATGCTGCTGTATGTGCAATGGCTGAAAGAAACGGCATGTCAGTGCAAAAAGTTAATAGCATGATAAACAGTAATGACGAAGCCAAAATAAGAACTGATATCAGCTCGGTGAAAAAAGATGCCATGAACAGAGTTGTAAAATATCAGTCATCTTTATAAGTCGTGACATGTCACAGGCCGCAAAAGCGGCCTTGTTTTAACGAATGCCACCGCCCGTCAGAAGAACCCTGCTTTGTCGTTGATGTACTCCGCGTGCGTCTGGATATCACGCAGGCATTTGTTCACACCGACGATGTAGCAGAACATGGTGGTCAACTCCGCCGCCGCGCCCGATACGTCGTGCCCGTCGTCCTGTAACTGGTTCAGCAGATTCATCAGCAGTGAGTTCTCCGTCAGGCCGAGAACACCAGACGGCGAGTGAATCAGGCTGCGGTAGCCGGGCTTCAGTGGGGCGCTGTAGGTTTTGTTCTCTATCTTCATTGCCTGCATCACTGCTGATGCTGTGGCGTTGGCTACTTGGTCGGCAACCATCTTTATGCGTTCTTCCTGCGGGAGCGAGTTTTTAATGTAACTTCCGGTGCGGCGGATCTGAGGAAGAACCTCACCTGTAACCCATTTACGAAAGCGGTATGGGATAGTGCCTGGTGTCACCGCATCGCGGCAGCGGAGGATCAGTGTGTAGAGGCCTGACTCGTTGATAATATTGGTTTCGCCTTGACGGCCTAAGTTAAATTTAGCCCTTTCATCATCATCAAGAGATTTTATTGACATAGTGGGGTTTGTCAGTTGAAGAGCTTTAATAACGTCTTTGGCAACAAACCAAGGATTTCCATCAATAACAATGGCTCGAATGGTTGCTTCTGATTCAAAATGAAAAACAGATGGGGTTACGTTAGCAGTCATAGTGATCACCTTTGTAGTTAGGTTAATCACCACTACCGACGCCAATCGGTTGGTGGTGAACTGTGCAGGGTTGGCGTAACCGGCTACAAAGGACCCGGCGCACCTTTCGGTGCCCCCACACAGCCCACCATAGAATAGGTGCGCTTTACACATAAAAAAACCGCTTATGCGGCATATGTGCCTCTGTAGTAATCCGGGACGCCAATCCCGGCACTGGATTTTGCCAGTGCCCGATTACTATGGCACAAGAGGAGTGCGATGTAAATTTACCGCAAGGGTAATAATAGACACAGGTGGATATTAAAATCAACCATATTTGGTTAAGGTGTATAAAAGAGCCACCAGCGAGAAATTGTACCGCGATGTAAAATAACGAGCATCTGCTGGCTTACAACCAGCGATGTTTCAAATTTGTCACTACTATCAACGTGCCATTCCACGGCGCAGAACTTTATGTTGTCAATCACAACGGAGAACCGTACACCCCAATGAAACCTATCGTTGAGGGAATGGGTATGGATTGGGCTGCTCAATTTGTTAAATTAAAACAGAGATTTGTCAAAGGTATTTCGGAAATCGAAATACCTTCTGCTGGCGGTAAACAGTTAATGATATGCCTTGCCTTTCGTAAGTTTGCGGCTTGGCTTTCAAGCATTCAGCCAAACAAAGTCCGTCCTGAAATCCGCGACAAGGTAATCCAGTATCAGGAAGAGTGTGACGATGTGCTCTACGAGTACTGGACTAAAGGCCATGTGGTTAACCCACGCAAAGCTAAAAAGGCGTTGCCGGGTAAAATAACCACTGAACAGCAGGAGGTTTACACTTAACACTTGATTACATTAACACAAAATATTACCTTAAAGGTAATATCTTGCTTTCAGGTGATCAAGCGTTAAACGCAATCAACCAAATACGGTTGATTTTAATGTTTCTTCGCGCTTATCATTACCTTTACGGTAAATTTACATCGCACTCCTCTTGTGCCATAGTAATCGGGCACTGGCAAAATCCAGTGCCGGGATTGGCGTCCCGGATTACTACAGAGGCACATATGCCGCATAAGCGGTTTTTTTATGTGTAAAGCGCACCTATTCTATGGTGGGCTGTGTGGGGGCACCGAAAGGTGCGCCGGGTCCTTTGTAGCCGGTAAGACCAACTCTGCACAGTTCACCACCATCTGATTGGTCTCAGCGGTGGTGATTAACCTAACTACAAAGGTGATCGCCATGAATACCAAACCTTCCATCTTTTCCTTTGAGTCATCCTGCCAGATCCGTATGTTCATGATTGACGGAGAACCTTGGTTTGTCACCAAAGATGTGTGCAATGCTTTGAATATTGATGTTACACAAGCGAGAAAACTTGATAAAAAAGGCTGGAACAAAAAGGGGCTGTATTCAATACAGACCCCTGGTGGAATACAAGAACTATCCATAGTTTCAGAATCAGGTCTCTACATCCTTATTCTGCGTTGCAAAGAGGCAATGACTGAGGGAACGAGAGCATTCAGATTTCTTGAATGGGTTACAGGTGAGGTTCTTCCTCAGATCCGCCGCACCGGAAGTTACATTAAAAACTCGCTCCCGCAGGAAGAACGCATAAAGATGGTTGCCGACCAAGTAGCCAACGCCACAGCATCAGCAGTGATGCAGGCAATGAAGATAGAGAACAAAACCTACAGCGCCCCACTGAAGCCCGGCTACCGCAGCCTGATTCACTCGCCGTCTGGTGTTCTCGGCCTGACGGAGAACTCACTGCTGATGAATCTGCTGAACCAGTTACAGGACGACGGGCACGACGTATCGGGCGCGGCGGCGGAGCTGACCACCATGTTCTGTTACATCGTCGGTGTGAGCAAGTGCCTGCGTGATATCCAGACCCACGCGGAGTACATCAACGACAAGGCAGGGTTCTTCTGACGGCGGCGGCACAGGGATGTGCCTTTAAATAATCCTGTACGATTGCAGACCGGGGGGTGAATAGAGTACTATTACCTTACGGGTGATCCATAGCGATTAGGCACCGATACAGGAGGAGCCCACATGAGAAAATTTGACGAGTACGAAGGCGTTTAACATTCGGATAGTTTAATGACGGGGCCATCAGGCCCCGTTTTCATGTCTGGAGACAGTTTGTGTTAAGTGAAGAAATGCAATTTGCCATGGCTGTGGCTCAAATCGTAAGTGCAGTCGCGGTTTCGCTTGGCTTGTTCATAGCTATCGCTACTATTATTTATAATGTAAATACAGCGAGAAAAGTACACACTTCAGTATTCCTTGGTGAAAGCAGGTTTGATGTAGATTATAAGAAAGGCCTATCTACTATGCGCCGCATTCACGAGTCGAACAAATCATTCCGCTCTTATATGTATCCAAGCAATGGGCAGGCTGATCTTACGGATGAAGAAAAGATAGAGAAGAGAGAAATAATTTACTGTCTAGGTTTCTACGAACGCATGGCTGTGAGCGTGAAGCGGAAAACTTATGATGAGACCATGATTAAGGAAGTATTTTACAGCTCCGTTGTAAATAACTATCAGATTGCGCTACCTCTTATACAAGCTATTAGAGAAAAAGAAAACATAAACACATATTTTAAAGAATATGAATGGTTGGCCACACGATGGAAGGATTGTCCATTGAAGGATAAATCCCCGTGGTACAAGTTTTGGTAAGCCCGCAGCGCGGGCTTTTTTGTGGATGAAACAAAAGTCAGTGCTACACTCATTGACGCCACATTGAGATGGCTTATAGATGGAAATCTCACAATGAAAAAAGCATTTGCTGCACTGTTCGTTTTGTTGTCTCTGGTGGCTTCAACTCAGGCCTCTGCTGGTCGTTGTCAGCACGACAGCGACACTGCTGCTGACGGCTCCCGCTGCGGCGGGCGTTCTGCGGATTCCCGCCCGGGTGGCGGTGGCATTCGTTAAAAACAAGGCCGCGAAAGCGGCCTGTGACATGTCACGATAGTTCCGTTTTGCACATCCCTGTGCCGCCGTTCTGTCAGAAGAACCCTGCCTTGTCGTTGATGTACTCCGCGTGGGTCTGGATATCACGCAGGCACTTGCTCACACCGACGATGTAACAGAACATGGTGGTCAGCTCCGCCGCCGCGCCCGATACGTCGTGCCCGTCGTCCTGTAACTGGTTCAGCAGATTCATCAGCAGTGAGTTCTCCGTCAGGCCGAGAACACCAGACGGCGAGTGAATCAGGCTGCGGTAGCCGGGCTTCAGTGGGGCGCTGTAGGTTTTGTTCTCTATCTTCATTGCCTGCATCACTGCTGATGCTGTGGCGTTGGCTACTTGGTCGGCAACCATCTTTATGCGTTCTTCCTGCGGGAGCGAGTTTTTAATGTAACTTCCGGTGCGGCGGATCTGAGGAAGAACCTCACCTGTAACCCATTTACGAAAGCGGTAGGGGATAGTTCCTGGTGTCACAGCATCGCGGCAGCGGAGGATCAGTGTGTAGAGGCCTGACTCGGAGATGATGATCGATTCTTGCTCACCGCCAGGGGTGTCGGTTGAAGCGACGCCCTTCTCATCATCATCAAGTTTTCGAACAGCATCTCGATGGTTTGCTATGCCTATAGCCCGACAAACATCTGAAGCGATAAACCATGGCTCACCATTAATGACGATTACTCGTATATCGCCTTGGGATTCGAAAGAAAAAATGGACGTGCTTTTTGTAGCTGTCATAGTGGTTACCTTTTAGTCTGGTTAATCACCACTACCGACGCCAATCGGTTGGTGGTGAACTGTGCAGGGTTGGCGTAACCGGCTAAAAGGACCCGGCGCACCTTTCGGTGCCCCCACACAGCCCACCATAATACGAATGTGGCCGTGCTATACGCATAAAAAAACCGCTTGCGCGGTGAATGCGCCTTTTAGTAATCCGGGACGCCAATCCCGGCACTGGATTTTGCCAGTGCCTGATTACTATGGCACAAGAGGAGTGCGATGTAAATTTACCGCAAAGGTAAATATAAGCACTCCGCTTGGTAATTGCAAACCTTATCTGGTTTGCTTTCGTAATTGTTCGGCACAATAGTCGAGATGTGTTTGCAGATCCTGCATAGACATCTGTGAGCTGGTGACGTAGTTAATCAGTGCAGTCAGTTCGGCAAGTGGGCCATCGACATTAAATCCATCCTTATCGAGATCCCGGAGTAATTTCATCAAGTGCGATCCCTCCACCAGTGACCTGACGCCTCCCGGCGTGTGAATCCTTTCGGTAAATCCGTCTTCCAGTGGATAGTGATACTGCTGCATCTTAATCTTCTCCATGCAATAACTGTATATTTATACAGTAGCAAATAATTTGTTTGCTATCCAGCACGTTTTGCAAATTACCTGAAAGGTAATATCTATTCATATTCACAGTCTTTCTATCCATATGTGGTTTTTCAGGTAATAGAATAACCAGATATGCGGCGCAACGGGTGCTGCGACTATCTGGAGATTTAACATGACGGTCTCAACCGAAGTTGACCACAACGAATACACAGGTAACGGCGTTACGACATCATTTCCGTACACCTTCCGTATTTTCAAAAAATCCGACCTGGTTGTTCAGGTGTCTGACCTGAACGGGAACGTAACAGAATTGGTTCTGGATACCGGTTATACGGTAACTGGGGCGGGCACTTATAGTGGCGGTTCTGTTGTTCTTCCGTCGCCGCTTGCTGCTGGATGGCGAATTACGATAGATCGTGTGCTTGATGTAGTGCAGGAGACAGACCTTCGCAATCAGGGAAAGTTTTTCCCCGAAGTGCATGAAGATGCCTTTGACTACCTGACGATGCTGATCCAGCAATGTTTTGGGTGGTTCAGACGTGCATTGATGAAACCATCTTTGCTTGCAAAATATTACGATGCAAAGCAAAACAGAATTTCTAACCTTGCAGATCCATCACTTGAGCAGGACGCTGTAAATAATCGCTCAATGCGTAATTATGTCGATGCTGCAATCGCCGGAGTTGTTGGTGGTTTTGGTTGGTTTATTCAGTATGGTTCAGGCGCGGTATATAGAACGTTTCAGGATAAGATGCGGGATACTGTCAGTGTTCTTGACTTTGGCGCTAAAGGTGATGGAGTCACAAATGATACAGATGCTTTCATTGCCGCGGCATCTGCTTCGCCACAAGGTGTTTATGTTCCTGATGGCACGTATTTATTGCCGGAAGATATTAATGGAAGATTTTATGGCCCAGGAAAAATAATTAAAGAGACAGGAGCGGAACGAATTCCGTTTACCAATGTAGCTCAGTCTCATAGCAACCTTATTTTAGGTTATGATGCCGCAAAAAATTACACTGACTCTGGTAAAGGTAATCAATTGGTTTTGCTTGGACCAAGTTCTGGTCGCAACATAACTAGCGGCACTAACACAATCGTGGTTGGTGTGGGTGGTTTGTCAGGAGATACTCTAGAAGATGATCTTACAGATAAGTCGCCATTTTCTGGAACAGAGATTATCAGTATAGGTATTAATGCTTTGAAGAAAGCCACCACTGGAAATAACATGATTGGTATTGGCAGGGATGCGCTAAACGAGTGTAAGGATGGTAGGTTCAATGTTGCAGTTGGTATGTCAGCTTTGCAGCAACTCCATTCTGGAGAAGCTAATGTTGCAATAGGACGCTCTGCAGGAATGCGTACTGGCATCTACACAGACCCTCAAGGTGTACGTCTTGGGTATAATAAATGTAATGGAAATACCCTTATTGGTAATGCAGCTGGTAGGGAGTTAAAGCAAGGTGATCATAACACAGCTATAGGTAATGGAGCATTGCGAGGAGTATCATCAACAGAGAACCCATACACTGGGACTCTCACAGGTAATTTTAATACAGCAATTGGTGTTGATGCTCTCAATTCCCTATCCTCAGGTGACCTGAATGTTATGATAGGAGCAAGAGCAGGAAGAAAATTACCAACTGGAAATGGTAATATTTTTATAGGTCCAGATGCTGGTGCCGGAATATCAGAAGATACCTCCAATAAATTCATTGTAAATAATCACAAAGGATTGCCTTTTTTAGAAGGTGTTATGGGAGGCGCACAAGCGGAAGATAACTATTTGCGTATAGATGGTAGTGTTGCCCCCCAGATAGATAATCAAAGAACTTGTGGTCAATCTAGTCGTAGATGGCAAACTGTCTTTGCAACTAATGGTGTAATACAAACATCTGACGGTAGATGTAAAGATGTGTATGAGATATCTACGGCAGAGTATAGTGCAGGGCTAGAATTAGCCATTAGCATGATAAAGTTTAAATGGACAGATGCAGAATCTGATAAGTATCACTTCGGATGTATGGCTCAAGAAGTAATGCTGATTATGGAGAAATATAATCTTAACCCTACAGACTATTCTCTGGTTACTTATGATAAAGAATCGGATATGTATGGTGTAAATTACGCTGACTTATCTTGTTTCTGTATTGCCGCTATGTCTAAACATTTATTACGAAGTGCGTAAGTACATATTTTATTGTTATTCCTAAACCACCTCCTTGTGAGGTGGTATGTTATAGCTATCTTTTACTGATTAAATCAGTGAATTAATAACTTAAATATTGTAATTATGCCTAAATTACTCGTTAATAATTTCTCTACCGTGTTTTAATCAGTGACACTTTTTCGGCAGTAATGAGTTTAACATTAGTATTACAATGAATTACCTGTTTAACCACATGTGGTTTATTGTGTATGATGAACCCCTTAAATTAGGGGGGCATATGCACATTAAACGGTGGTTTTTATGTCAGTTCAGATAACCAGTGAGTCTTTAAATCAGTGGCTTAGCATGAGTTCTCTGGTGGCGGTTATAGCAGGAGCACCTCCTGAGGTTGCTTTGGGGTCTTTGGCTGGAGCGGTTATTTTTGTTACCTCTGCAGTAGAGTATCCCATTCGTCGTCGCGTACTCTTGTCGATGCTTAGCTTTCTCTGCGGACTTCTTTTCTACAAACCAGCAGCATCAATTCTTATCGGCATAGCCAGCCTGATCCCTACAATTACGCAGGACTCGTTTGAGAAAGGGATTGTTTTCTCTGCTGGTGCATTCGTGTCAGCAATCGTCGCAGTTCGAATTGGAATCTGGCTCTATCACCGTTCCGATAATCCACGCGAGTTAATTCCGGGGAGAAAAGGCGATGGTAACGCATGAGTTTTTTTTGCTTATTACCAATGCAGTTATTTGTACTGGCATAGCAATTCGCGTTGTCACATTCCGACGTAACGGATCTCAACATCGAAGATGGGGTGGTTGGCTTGCTTATTTCCTGATTGTTGCATCGGCCAGTATTCCGGTTCGTGTCGCCTATGCAATCTGGTTCCGCACGCCAATGGCTGTGGATTTATCTGAGGTCATTATCAACGCTGTCATGCTTGCTGCGGTTATTAAAACGCACGGTAACGTTGTTCAAATTTTCAAAGTATCGAGGTCTAAACATGGAGATTAAACAATTCCAGCGAGCTGCTGGTATCAGCGATGTGCTGGCCGCACGCTGGTTCTCGCATATAACTTCTGCGATGAAAGAGTTTGGTATCAGAAAACCCGAAGATCAGGCAATGTTTATTGCTCAGGTCGGGCATGAGTCTGGAGGCTTCACCCGGTTGCAGGAAAATTTCAACTACAGCGTCAGCGGACTGGCGAGCTTTGTCAGGACTGGACGCCTCACCCAGGGACAGGCTAATGCACTGGGGCGCCGTGCTGGTGAACCACCATTGCCACTTGAGCGCCAGCGCGCGATCGCAAATCTGGTTTACAGCAAACGCATGGGTAACAATGCTCCCGGCGATGGCTGGAATTACCGTGGGCGCGGGCTTATCCAGATTACCGGTTTGAATAACTATCGTGACTGCGGAAACGGTCTGAAAGTTGACCTGCTGGAGAATCCTGAACTGCTGGCGCAGGACGAATACGCGGCTCGTAGCGCGGCGTGGTTCTTTGCCAGCAAAGGATGCATGAAGTATACCGGTGATATTGCACGTGTAACTCTGATTATCAATGGTGGCCGGAACGGCATCGACGACCGGCGCGCGCGGTACGTCACTGCCAGTAAGGTGCTGGCTATATGATCTGGGCATTCGTAAAAGCATATTGGAAACAACTGATTATCGTGGTGATGCTTGCTGCTCTGTTCATCGTCGGAGTGGTTGCCTGGAATATACACGGCAGTCGCCAGTACGATGCCGGGTATGCGCAGGCGGAAGAAGACCGCAAAGACGAAGAAGACAAAGTTCGTCAGTACTACGAACAGGAGAAAGTGACCAATGAACGTGAAGCGCAGCAGAGAATCGACCAGGCGCGCAATGATGCTCTTGATGCTGCCGCTCGCGCTGGCAGGTTGCAGCAACAACTCTTTGCCATCCGTGAGCAGCTCAGGCAGTATAACGCCATTGTCGGCGCTGGGACGTCAGCCGCAGACACCGGAGTTTTGCTTGCCGACGTGCTCAGCAAATCTCTCGAGAGAAACAGACAACTGGCAGAGTATGCTGACCGGGCAGCCGAAGCCGGAAGAGTCTGCGAAAAACAGTATGACACCCTGACAAGATAGCATGGCATTTTTCATGGTACTGATTTCCGGTGACGGTATATAAAACGGTACGGTGAAAATCATGTTGCAGGAAGTTGTTATCAGTCAATTGGTTATGGTATCCGTAAATAATTGAGTGGGAATAAACCCGAACACTAAATGCTGAGGTTTTCTATTCGTACGAGGCTTCAGCATATTTTGGTAACAAAACCCTCTGTTCATCCACTGGAGGGTTTTTTATGCAATTAAAAAGCCCATAATCCTCACGAATTACAGGCCTGGTAGTGGAAAGACGATTAATTAAACCAACTGTCTGATTTATTTTCTTCTGCTTTACCCACGCTTTTCATCAAATCACGACCACCTTCAGTCATATTCCTGTTAGCGTCAGCTTCAGATTGTACAACATCGGTTTGCGCTGCTTTGTGTTTCAGTTCCTGATCGATAAATTCGTTCTCACGCTTAACGCGCGCTTCTTCTTTTGCCAGCGCCAGTTTTTGCTTCTGAATCTCTAAGTTGCGTAGCTCATCTTCATAACTTTGATCGCGCTTTTTATCCGCAGTGAATTCGGCGTCCCGTTTATCCTGGCGAGCTTTTTTATCCGCTGCTGCTGCTGCCGCTCTTTTATTCGCTGCGGCCTGAGCGTTTGCGCGCCGTTGCTTCTCTTGCTGGATTTCCCTGTTGCGCTCCGCAACCCATTCGTCATGCTGCCTTTGTTCTTCATTTTTGCCTTGCTGTTCAGCTTCTGCGACCGCAGAGAGTTGATCCTGTAATGAAGAGGCGAAAGCCGGGCTACTAACAGCAGCTAATATGGCGGCGCAAAGAAAAACTTTCTTCATGAGTCCTCCTGATAGTTAGCTCTTTTCAGGACATTTTGTATTTGGCTGAATACGCGTTTCGTTATAAGTGGTGGTAATAACAACGGCTAAACCCGTTGTGAACTGGCATTCTTTACCCACCTGGGTGGAGGTGTACACTTTGGTGCCTTCCTTATAAGTTAAAGAGACACCTTCCACTAAGGTTTTATCATTCACCATAGTACCCGCTGCCGCGCCTACAGCTCCGCCACCAACTGCACCAGCCGTTGTTCCGGAGTTACTACCAGATCCAACGTTATGGCCGATAACGCCGCCTGCGACAGCGCCAATAAGTGCGCCAAAGGCTTGCGCATTCCGTTTATTTTGTGAGTTATCTACGGCAACTTTTGCGGGAAGAATGGAGATAATATTAACGGTTTTAGTTTCTTGCTTTGTATTCAGTTGATCGGTTTGATAGACATCGGCGGCATGGTCGTCAGCATTTGACTGGCATCCTGCCAGGGTGAATGACGCTAAAATTGCCACAGGCAGAAAACATTTTTTAAATTTCATCACTATTCCTTGTTATACACATTACGAAAAATAAGACATTTAAGATCATCAAAAGAAGAAAGTAAATGTATTGCGGATAAAGGAATAGATTTAATTTATTAAAATTCACCAGGATAATAAATTAATAAAAAATATAATTGAAATATATATATTAATTTAATGTTTATTCCGTCCTTAGGCAAGATGATCGTCAGTCAGGGCAAAGAGGCGAGATTTAAGGTGAAAGAATGCTTGCCGCTTTGATAACAACAAAGAGCAACAGCATCTGACAACATTGAGCCGTCTTGTTCAGGAAGGATGACGAAGGTAACCGCTAACGTTGTACCGATGATTCGATAGAGAGTGTGGATTGTTGAGCTTCTTTTTTGCTCTGATGATGCTGCCAGGCACTGACGGACGAGTAGATAAAGCGGCCAAAGAAGAAGATAAAGCTAATGAGTAGTACGATACGGGTCATACGACTGTTAAATCGGTGTCGTTTTCGCATACTGGTTGCCTGACTCACAAAAGGTTCCTTGAAGTATGTCCCACTCAGGAGACGGTACTTACATTAAGGCACATCAGGAAAAAATGGTCAATTCTTCGTTATGTAAAAAAGCGTCAGTGGATACATATTTTAATGTTATGGAA